GAATCCCTCTCGCTCCGCCAATGTCAAGAAGAAAGCCCCCGTAAAACGGGGCTTTTTTCGTTTTCTAGGCTGCGTGCCCCATGTTCTGCCCCACACTTGCGGATGCGGTCTGCTGGATGATCCAGCCGTCCAGCTCTGTCGAAAGCCAGAGCGATCGGGAGCAGACCTTGTGCGGCTTGGGGAATTTCCCGGCCTGCATCTGCCGGTAGATCGTCGCTGGGCTGAGCCCGACCTTCGCGCGCACGTCCTTGATGGGCAGAAGCCGCAGTTCGGTTTCGGTGTCAGGCATCGGGTGTCTCCTTCAGCAGGTACTTCGTGTCGATGTTCCAGCCGGCCTCGCGCGCGCCGAGCAGGCGCAGCTCAGCCGCGTCGAATTCGTCCAGGCGTAGGAACGCGATCGCGGCATCGATGTGGCCCGGCGCCAGCACGCGCCCGCGCGACAAGCGGTCGTAGACGTTCTGCACGCAGCACTGCCACGGCTCGGCCAGATCCTGGACGCGCTTGCCCTCCTCGAGGAGGTGGCGCTTCAGCACCTGGCGAACGGTGGCCTTGCCGACCGGCACGCGGATGGGCCGGCCGCCAACGGCAAGCCCGTTGCTTGGCGCCTGGCGGGGCAGGGTGCGAAAGCCGTCAGCCATTACACCCGCCTCCTAGCTTCTCGCTCCGCTTCGGCTTTCTGATCGCGCATCGCGCGGCGGTCCTCATGCCCGAGCCTGTCAAACGCATTGAGAGTCAGCGCTGCATGGCGGGAAGTTTCCCGTTTGTTGCGAGCGCCCTGGATATCGTGCACTTGGGCTTCCTGTTCGGACGGCTCAGTCATCAGCTAGCCTCCTGCTGGTAGGCGTCCCACGCGCGCTGCACGCGTTGGAACTCAGCTGCATCGCCGCCGGCACGGTCAGGGTGGTGTTGCGAGCGCAGGCGCCGGTAGCTGCCTTCGGGGTCGGCGGGATCCAGTACGTCGCGCCAGGACAGCGCCACCGGCGCGGGCAGGGCTGCGAAGCCGGTGAATGCCCGCTCCATCATGTCGGAGCTGCCCCAGCGCTCAATGCCGCGAATCGCGCCGATCGTCAGTGTGATGGCGCGCAAATTGGCTTCGCGCTTGGCGAACTTGTCGCAGGCCAGGACCATCTCCACACCCTTGCGGGTGAAATAGACGGCGATACCTTCGTCGTCGTTGCGCGGCTGCTGGCTGTAGGGCATGCCGTCCTGGCGCAGCTTGAGGTTGCTGCTGATGATGATGTTGCGCGCGCCGAGCCGGCCAAGCTCGTCCACCAGGTCGCGGAATGCACGGTCGGTGGTCTGCGCCTTGAACGGACTGTGCGCGCGGAGGTGGCCGGGCGTGCGCGGCCATCCCGCCGGCCACGTCAGCGGGTAGCGCTGGTCTGGGCGCTCAGCCATTGCCCACCTCCGGCTTGGCCTGCTGGTCGATCGTGCCGGCGCCATACAAGGCATGGAAGCGGTCGATGTCGCCATTGGCGATGAAGTAACCTTCGCGGAAACGGTAGGACTGCACATGCTGCAGCCCAGGCAGCCGGAAATCGCAACTCGACAGTATTCCGCCATGCTGGTCGGCTTTCTCCAGTCTATGGTCGCAGACGTGGGCGCGTATGATCTGCGCTCGCGGGAACTGTGTGTGGACAATCTCGCATATGGCTGCAACCGCAGCTTCACGGCGGCGCACTTGTGCAGCGCGCTCAGCCCAGCAGGCGCGCGAGCAGAACACGAACTCGCCAGCTTCAATTGGTTGCAGGCCTTCGTCCTCAACCGTTTCATCGTTGATGCGACAACCGCAATTAGCGCACTCAAACCACCATCCGTTGCTGATCATCGCCAGGGGCGGCACTGGGCCAGGCGCATAGGCGTCCAGCGCGGGTGCGCGACGGCATGATTCAACGTCAGAAAACTCGCAATCCATCTCACCAGCACCGCGGCGGCGCGCGGCTACCGACGAGGTATCGAAGATCACTACCGATTGGTCGTAGTGATCCACCTGGTATGCCTTCAACTTGTCGGGCTCACGCATCGCGCTGCTCCTTAGCCGCTGCCGGCTGGGGGTGGGTGGCGAGCAGCGCACGCCGGGCGTTCGTCTCGATGCAGTAAAGCTGCAGCAGTTCGTCCACCACGAGACGGTCGCCCGCGTACCAACGCTTGCCCAGCTCTGCCATGTGCTTTTCGAGCTGTCGCAGCATCTCTGCCAGCGCCGGGTCGGCACTGCCACGTGTGAGCGCACCTCGGGCCTGTCGCAGAAGCCCCGAATAACACACTCGCATCCCGTCGTGATCCTTCGCCAGGATCGACGATTCGCGCAGCCCATCAACCGGCACAGCAGCAGGCGCGGGCAGAAATGCATACTCGAACTTGGTGCCTGCGATGCCTTCGACCTGGGGCCAGTAACCTTTGCCGCTGTCCCACTTTGAAGGGCGCGAACCATCGGGATAGATCACCCGATTAGCCACCGGCTCCCCCACCGGCTGGCGGGCGGCGAGGTAATCGGCATAGCGCACGAACTGCTGCGGCTCGACGATCCCCGAGTGCGAGGCAACATCGAACACCGTCATGCCGTCGATCATCCGCCAACCGGTGACGGTTCCGCCTTGGGCCGGCTGGGCGGCGGCGAGGGCGGCGGCGCTGGGCTGCTGCAACTGTCCGAAATTGCCGGAAGGCTGGCTCAGGACGGCAGCGTGCGGCCGTGGCCGCGTCTGCGCTACAGCCTCCCAGAAGGCGCGCGCTGCATCGGTCGTGCTGACACCCTCACTGACCACGACGTCGCCAGCGGGCGTTACCCGGAACAGCTCACGCGGGTAGCCAAATACCAGGTCGCTTGCAAGGACGGGTTGCACAGCTGTGGCCGCACTGGCGCTGGTCCTGAGCGAAGGTTGATGGGCCGGGCACGACCAGCGGAGAGAGCCATCGCCCGACGGGCAGGTGCATGTGGTCTCGGTCGACATGGCTCAGCCCTCCACCTTCGACAGGCGCAGCGCCTGCTCGAGCACCAGGAACAGGCGGCGCATTTCGGCCGACTGCAGCGCGAAGCGCGCATCCAGTTCCGCGCGCATGCCGTCGCCCTCAACGTCGTCGAGCTGATCCAGCGCGCCGTCCAGAAACTTGAGCTTGCGGAGCACCAGATCCTCGCCAAGGACGAACGACAGGTTGTCGTCCAGCACCAGCGCCAGCTTGGTGACCTGCTTTCCGGCTTCCAGGTGCTTTTCGATCTCGTCGCCGCGCAGCTCCTGGTGCTGGCACTTCACGATGGCGCCGCCCTCGATCGGGTCGCGCAGCTCGGCCTCCTCGCCGATGCTCAGCGATTCCGGCAACGGCTCGCCAGCGATCCATCCAGTGAGCACGGCGCGCGGTGCCACCTCGGCGTTGAGGGGTAGGGCCGGGAAGCTGCCGAGCATGCCGCGGATCTCCGACACGACGCTTTCGCCGACCTTGCGGCTGGAGGTGTCGACGATGGCCAGGCCATGCACCAGGTCGAGGATCACGTCGGTGCGCGAGTTGCGCACGAAGGCCTTGGGCAGCAGCTCGTGGATGATGTCGTCCTTGAGGCGCTTGCGCGAGCGGCTGCCCACGCGGCCGCCTGTGGCCTTCTCGATCTGCGCGCATTTAGCCTCGAGCGCGTCGTTGATGACGGCGCCGGGCAGCATCTTGTCCTGGCCGCCGACGGCAAGCCACAGGAAGTCGCCGATGCGGTGTGACAGCTGCTCGGTCTCCTCGCGGCCGAACGGCGAGACGAAGCCGCGGGAGGCTATCTCCAGCGGGCCTACCGGCCTGAGCGCGCACTGGGGCAGCAGCTCCTCGACGGCGGACAGGTCGAGGAAGGTGGGGAAGCGGAACATGGTGAGGTTGCGAAAGAACATGGTCACTCCGAATCGGTGTGGGCCGCCGCGAAGCGCAGCGGCAGCTGTGTGAGGTCTGGGCGCTGGCCGTTGCGCCAGGCGGTCTGGTAGTTGCGGCCGAACTGCTCGCGCAGCTGGTCGATCTCGCGGGCTTCGGGTGAGAGCTGGGCGCGGCGAAGCTGGCGTGCGCACTCGTAGCGCTGCAGGCGCGCGGCGTCGGTGATCTGGCGCGGCATGCCGGCGAGGTCGTGCTGCAGGATGGCGTCGAGGCCGCGGCCAAGGAGGGTGAGCGTCATGCGACGTCTCCCAGCGGCAGGCCGATCTGTGTCGGCAGTGCCGCTTCGCGCGCGGCTGCCTCGATGGCGGCGGCGATGCGCGCCTCCGCGATCGCTGCATAGGCCGGGTCCATTTCGATACCGACGAAGGCGAAGCCCTCGAGCGCTGCTGCCTTGCCGGTGCTGCCGCTGCCCATGAAGGGGTCGAGCACGGTGCCGCCGGCCGGCGTGACCAGGCGGCACAGGTAGCGCATCAGGTCCGTCGGCTTCACCGTCGGGTGGTTGTTCGCGCGAGCCTTAGGTTCGTACCCCTCATCCCGGCGGGTGATGTGCTGGCCGCTGGTGTTCGACACCATGCCGCCGCTGACCCTGTTGAATCCTTCGAGACCCTCATCGCGATCAGCCTTGCTGGCCTTCGCGCAGTAAAAGAAGCGAGCAGCGCTGCCTGAGTCGCGGCGCGCGATGGCGTCGCGGGCAGCTGACATGTCACCGTAGATGCCAAGCGACTTACGGTCCCGGCTATGTCCGCGGAGGTCGCCCTGTTGTCCTGGGGCGTTTGGAAAAGCAGCAATGACTTCGTCGCTGCCGTCGTGCAACACGTTAGCCGGCCAACGCCCGAGATCGTATGGCTGTGTGACGATGCCGCAACCTCGCTGCTCATCAACATGCCGACGCGGCATTCCGCCGCCGCCAGTGTTCGGCCGCATTGGCTCCGCGGCTACCCTGCACGCATCGATACGCAAAGCGCCTGTGCCGTAGGTCGCATGGTTCGCTGCCACGGTGCCGATTAGTGGCTTACGCCCCATCAGAATCGGCTCGTGTGCCGGTTTGAGCGCGGTACCGCCCCACGGTCCGTTATGCGACTTTGGGAATCCCGAGCCGAAAATCCACATGAGCTGGTCCCGCACTTCAAAACCAGCATCCTCGATCCCGCTGGCCATGCGGTGGTACGTACGCGCCGCCGCAAACGACAGCAGATAACCGCCAGGCTTGAGCACGCGCAGCGCCTCAGTCGCCCATGCAGTGCTGAACTGCTGAAACGCTTGCATGGCGACCGGGCTCATGTCGTATGTGCCGGCTGCGGCGGCCGCGCTGTTGTGCGCGCCGTTTTCGGTGGCGCTCGGATCCGCCGATGGCATGCTGCGCCGGTAGCCGTGGCGCGCGGTGATGTCGGCCCCGTCCCATGCCTTGCCCATGAAGCCGATTCCATATGGCGGATCGGTCACGATGGCATCGACTGAGTTTGCGGCCAGGGTGGCCAGGATGCTGAGGCAGTCGCCGATGTAAATTTGCTGGAGGCAGGTCATGGCAGAATCGCCTCCTGAATCAGGGGGATGACATGGAAATGTTGAAGTGGGCGTTTGTGCGCTGCTGGCCGCTCGGCCCGTCCTGCGAGGTCAACTGGGATGCGTGGGCCGCGATGGGCACGATGGCCGGTGTTCTGGCAGCACTTTTCGCGCCTTTCGTGCGTGACTACTTCCTCAGGAAGAAGGCAAGCAGGCTTTTCGCTATCACTTACGACCAGGTGCTCTCGGCTATCGAGTTGCAAATCGAAGAGATCTGCGCGCATCCCTCTTATGCAGGGCAAAATTCGGTCATTACTGACGCTTGGGTTCGTGTGGACGACGACGCCCAAAAGGAGCTGCGGAATAGAGCGGTCCGTCTGCAGCTCGCAACTGAAATCGACGTAGATGTCACCAAGTGGCCAGGCCTTGATATGCACCTTGCACTTGAGGTTGTCTACGCGATTACCGATGCCCGCCGCAGCGCCGTCGTTCTGGTCGGAATGCTCGATCAGGAATTCGTGACGCAAAAAGACCTGCGGTTTTCGGTTGCATTCGCTGAGCTGGAAAGCGCCTTGAAATTGATTCAAGCTGCTCTTCATTCCTGTCAGCGAATTGCCCACTACCGCAGCCCGGACGTGATGGATTGAGTCGCTCACTTCGTGATCAACCTGGTGGTGTAGGGGACGATGGTTTCGGCGCGGCGCGCCACGGCGCGCTCCTGGTTTGCGGTGCCTTGCCAGATGCGCCACGGGTGCGCGCCGGGCTTCTTGGCGCGGGCAAGGGCGGCGCGCTGTTCCGGTGTCTGTGTGGTGCTCATGCGTGCGCGCGCTTTGCGTACTGCGCCAGCGGCGGCGCAATGGGCGGCAGGTTGCGGGGCAGGTCTTCGACAGGCGGCGCCGGCGCAACGGCGGCGGCGGTGGACTCATACCAGCACTTCAGCTCGCGCCAGCTTTCTTCCGGCAGGTCGATGAAGGCGCCGCGCACGTAGATGTAGTGGCCTTTGGCGTCGGGTTCGGGCGCCACGAAGTCGATACCGTGACTGCGACCGACGACGATGGACACCGACGGCACGCCGCGCACGAGCGACTGCAGCAGCCAGCTGTTGCTCGTGCCGTCCCAGCGCAGGTCCACGTCGTAGTGGAACGCCTTCACCGTGTGGCGGTAGGTCAGGCGGCTCATGCGGCGCGGCCTTGAGGCACGGTGCGCATTGCGTGCTCAGAGCAAGATAGATCGAACAGCTGTTGGTGAGATTCGTGGTCGCAAGCGGCGCATGTGTACGTCTTGGAGCATGTGCCGCAGTTGCGGACTCCAAACGACACGCCGATCTCGGCCGCCAGCAACGCGTCAATTGCTCGTTTTGCACCGTTTGGCCCGGCGAGCTGGGTAACGCAGACGCCATCTTTGACGACGTCAAAGCAGGTCGCGTTGCGCTGAAACACCAGGTAGCCGCGGTATTCGGCCGGCTTGGCATCAGTTGAATAGACGTCCGGGCCATAGTCCAGGCGTCCCTTTTGATACCAGGGGTTGATATAGGTGGCGCTCACGGCTGCACCTCGACGAGGGCCAGACCGTGCATCACGCACTGGGCGGCCACGGGCAGGGTGGTGGCGAGCGACGCAGGCGCATCGAGAGGGATGACCGCGTTGGCGCGGGTGCAGGAGTCGGGGAGGGCGTAGTCGCCGGAGTCGACCGCGTCCACGGCATCGAGTGCGTCCTGCCAGCGGCGGGCGCTGAAATCGTCGCGGGTCAGAACGGTGGCGACACCCTCTGCGCAGTCCGGCACGCGGCCGGCGGTGGTGAAACCGTTGAGCGCGGCGCGGGCGATGCCGGCGCGCAGCCCCCAATCGTCGACGGTGGCCAGCTCATAGACCGCCAGCGCGGCGCAGAAGCGCGGCGAGGTGATCGACAGCTGTTCGGGGATGCCCTCACCGGTGGCAGTGGTGGGCTCTGCGGTGGGCTGGCCGGTGACGGCGCAGCCTGCGGCCAGTGCGATGAAAGCCAGAACGGAAAGCGTAGAGGCGCAGATGCGGACCATGTTTTAGGCCTCCTCCCAAATGCGCTCACGGAAACCGTGCGCGTCGCTCTCCGCCATGCGCTCGATCTCGCCGCTTACCAGAGCATCGCCATAAATCTGGACGCCGAGGATGCGGCAGGCACGCACGGCGCGGTCGCTACGGCCTTGCGCCATCTCCGAGGCAAAGGCCTGGCGCCGCCGGTGTGCGGCTTCCATTTCCGCGAACAGGTCGCCGTTCGGGTCGCCTTGAGCGGCGATATCGGCGGCCAGCTCATTGAGGTAGGCCTTGGTGGCCGTGTCGAGCGCGACGCGTTCCATCTGAGTCTCCGTGCCCCGCGGCGGAATGCCGTGTTACTGGGGCGACGGGATCAATCTACGGTATTCCGTTAGTCACTGTCAACGGAATTCCGTAGAAAATTTATCCGATCATTCCAAGCCAAGGCGATTCCGCTGTGGCGGCCTCGCGCTCACTCAGACATTGGACTCCAATGAAGCACATCGCTGTCTTGCTGGCTGGCTTGATCATGGCGCCTGCGTGCGCCGCCGCCATCCCTGAAAAAATGGATATCACAGAGATGGCGAACTGCACCGCAGCCGCCATGAAAAGCGGTGATCGAGCTCTTTGGAACGAATGGCTTGCCGGGCTCAAGAAGCGCTACGCATTGGTCTACCCTGCGAAGAGTGCGGCCGAGATTGAGCAGTACGCGATCGGGAGGGTGCAGGACAAGCGCAAGCGGCTACAGGGTATGGGGATCGACAGCACCAGCGCCAACCGTGACTACCTGGCCAAGAACTGCAAGTCGTAGGGCAGGGCGCAGATCACCAACCCCACAAAGCAAAAACCCCGCCGGAGCGGGGTCACTTTGGAGGGTTGGGCGATTTTCTGCTTGAAAGGAATGCAAAGACGATAGTTGTCAACGTACCGCCGCCTAATGTCACGGCAACTCCCTCATGGCCCGCCATCGCAAGGTGGTAACTCGCGTACAAGCACCCCACCGCGAGAATGGCGGCGAAGACCTGCCCAATTATTCTTGTAGCGATAGACCAGTTGAGAGACCTCGTCTCGATCTTCCGGTTGTGCTCACCTTCTTGCTCGGCCCACCGCACAATGCGGTCTGCGAGCCCTGGTTGAAGCTCATTGAATTCGGCGAGAAGCTTTGGTGGGGGCAGCGGCCCCTCCCAGCTTGATTGCGTAGCATAGTGATGGGTCACTTTCTGAATTGTCTGCTGCTGACCGATCCTAAGCTCGGCCGTCCGCACCGTGGGCTGGTTCAGTGCGTTTGGTGTGGCTTGAGGCCTCGCATTAGCTGGCTTCTTGCTCTGCTTTCTTCCGCTCATCCTTAGCTCTCTTCATAGCGCTGTCCATGTTGCGTCCTACCCTGGCAAAGCTCGCGTACATCCTCGCTTCTACGGTCTGGCGCTTCATGAACGACTCGACCTGGCCTGAAGGGAATAGAGAGAAGGCGCCACCGATGCCGGCTAAAAACGCGTTTAACGTCGCATTTATCTTGTTCATGAGCTTCCCAGCAGATTTGCTGGTCTCCTTTGTGGGGCACACTGAACGTCGTTGAATGCTACTGACTGCATCGAAACGCTACCGCGTGTAGCGGGAAAGTATAGCTAATCAAGTTGTCAATTGGTGATAATTTATTGACTTGGCGAGTGGCACAGAGTAGTTCGGCGTTGCGCCTTTCGTAGTCCTTGAATGCTCGTAAGACCCCGACAACATCGGCTGAGTTCCAGCAAACTTGACGCCGACCCTGCTCTGTTCAGGTCGCGACTCTAGTCGCGCCAGCCGCCCACCCAATGGACCCGTCCAATGATGGTGATCGGGTGCTTTTTAGAGACCATGGGCTTTGGCTTACGCCACTGGTGGTCGCCGGCGGGGTTGTCGCTCTGGAAGTAGACGCCGGCCTCGAGCACGAGGGCGCGTTTGACGTAGTACTCGGGGTTCGCCATGCCGTCGAGCTGGATGACGTAGAGGCTGCCGTCGACGGGTCGGGTGTCTGTGGTGTCGAACAGGATCGCGTCGCCGTCCTGGATGGTCGGCTCCATGCTGTCGCCCTTGCCGTAGTAAACGGCCAGGTCGCGCCCAAGTAGGCCGCGGCGGCGGAGGCTGGTTTTCTTGAACTTGAGGCTGTGGGTCTCGGCGTACTCCTGCGCCTCAGCACCAGAGCCCAGGCCTGCCGCCTGCGACCAGCCCGTTACATCAGCCCAGTCCGACTCGTCCACGCGAGAGACTGCGTCCTTCGGCCCCTTTCCGCTCTCCAGGTACTCCGGGCGTATCTGCAGGCGCGCAGCGATCTTGTGCAGCGCTGTCGTGTTTTTGGACAGGCCTAGCTCCAGGTCTGAGAGCGTCGAAACGCCGATGCCGGCGTGTTGCGCCAGCTCCTTGCGCGAGATGCCCTGCGCCTCGCGCTCTTGCCTGATTCGCTCGCCTATCGTCATTTCCGGATTTGACCGGAATTCCGTAACGGGATGCCGTTGACAAGGCGTAACGGAATTCCGTAGCATCGGTCGCATGGACATGACCTGGTCGGATCGCATCAAAGGGCTCGAAGAGAGCGGCAAGTCGCTGACTGAAATCGGGCGGCTCATTGGCAAGTCACCGCAGGCCGTCAGCGATATCAAACAGGGCCGCACGCGCGAGCCGGGCGGCATGGCCGCAGTTCGCCTGCACCATCTTCACCTGTCGATAGTCGGCACCGCTGCGGCCGCAACAGCGGAGCCTTGCGCCATCGACGCTCAAGGCGCTGTCTCGCTCACCAAGCGCGCGCTGCGCGAAAAGCTCGGCCTCGCGAACGACGCCGGCCTGGCGGTGGTGCTGAAGCTGCCGCGCGAACAGGTGGAAGCGTGGGGCGACGACGAGCAGTTGCCCGCGCTGCCCTCTGTCCTGGCCTTGCTGGCTCCGCCCGCCGTCGAGGTGCGCAAAGCGCCGGGCGACTGCGACGCAGACCGCATCGTCCCCGTCGAGGTGGCCTGAGATGGCGATCTCTTTTGAGGCAGCAGCAAGTGCGGCAGCTTTCTTGTCGCTCGCCGCATGGTTGGTTGCTCTCGCAACTTGGAGCATCAACCGCTGGCGCACGCGCCACCAGCGGCAGGCCATAGCGGTGCTTAAGCGGCTGGATAAGCTGGTCAGCGAGAGTGCCCAGTCATGATCGCGGCCATTCGTTCTCGGACCGAAACCGCGAATTGGTTGGCTATGAAGTGCGTATCGCCTTTGTGCACGGTTGGGTCTCTCCGCGCTATTTCGGCAAAGGCTGCTTCTTCCGCTTTCAGTACGCCCTCTGCAAAAGCGACCAATTTCTCTTTGTCCGGATGCGTTTGCACCAGTGCACCGACCAGCACAGAAAGGGCGCGCAAATGTGCCTTGTCCTCGAATGCCTGGTTGAACTTGATTCGATCTTTGTCCATGTCGCCCTCCTTGCGGGCAGCCGTTGGAGCCGTGGGGGCACCAGCGTACCGCGCTGAGGGCGACGCCTTCTTGATGCGGCCCGGCTAGAGCCGGCGCAGTTCCCGTGCAGTTCTTCTCCATGGCCGTGATCTTGCCGGCCGCCGTCACTCGAAACCACGTTCAGGTCGAAACCCGATGAACATCACCGACGCCGCATACCACACCGTTCACGCATACCCAGGCGGCAGCGTGGCGCTTGCCACACGCCTGATCACCACGAAGGACGACGGCCGCGAGCGCGCCATGTCCGACGCGGTGCTGCGCAGCAAGGTCAACCCAAACACGACCACGCACCACCTGACCCTGGCCGAGGCCAGCCAGATCATGGGTGTGACCGGCGACGACCGCATCCTGCATGCGCTGGCCGCGGAGCACGGCTACACGCTGACGCGCACCGAGGCGCCGACCAGCGGCAGCATGCTGGCTGCGCTGCTTTCCGCGTCGTCCGCGAAGGGGAAGCTGTCGCAGATCATCGGCGAGGCGATCGACGACGGCCGCATTACGGCAAACGAGGCTGCAGAGATTGCGGCCGCCTGCGGCGATGCGCAGGCACAGCTCGCGCAGGTCGCCCAGCACGCGCGTGCCGCTGCCGAAGCCGGGGTGCAGTGATGTCGTACGGAGCCAAGCACCCGCTGGTGCTGAAGTCGCTGCAGGCGACTCCAGCAGAACTGAAGGGGAAAGAGCTGACGTCGGTCGAGTTCGCGCGTTCGATGGCTGACTGCACGCGCTGCGTTCGCGAGTCCGTGAGTGGTCAGCTTGCTTCGACAGTGAGCTTCTTCAAGCGCGACCAGCTGTCTCTCCGCCTCAAGCAGTTGGACGCACGCATTGCTTACTGGGAAGCCCGTGCCGAAGAGCTGGAGCGCGAAGCAGCGCAGGGCGGTGGTCAATGAGGGTTGAAGACCAAGCGCTGCGCCTCGCTGCTGAGGGCTGCAGCCGGGCCGAGATTGTGGCCGCCACAGGCATCACCAGAAACCGCGCGAAGAAACTCAAGCAGCAGAGCGCGGCCGACGCGGCAGACCAGCTGCAGAAGCAGATCGCCTCTGCATTTCGGGCTTGGCCGGCGGCTGTTTCTCCCGAGCGAGTGATCAGCCTATGAGCACCATCATCATGTCGCAGTGCTGGCCGCTCCAGGGGTTGAGCGGTCCGCAGAAAGCCGTGCTCATCTCCATGGCTGACCAGGCCAATGACGATGGCGTGTGCTGGCCAGCAGTTGGCACGATTGCCCGGCGCTGCTGCTTGTCTGAGCGCGCTGTGCGCAGCGCCATGGATCACCTGGAAGCAGTCGGCCTGCTGGCGCGCGAGCGCCGCTTCAATAGCAGTTCCAACTACACCGTTTCGCCTGCCAAGTACGACGAGTCAAAGTCGCCGGCGAAGGGGAAGCGTAAGGGCGGAAAAGCAGCAGTTTTCGGTGCTGCAGCGGGCGCAGGGGATGCGCCCCGTGCAGGGGGTGCGCCCGCTGCACCACAGGGTGCGCCCGCTGCAGGGGGTACGGCACCGGGCGCAGGTCTGGACCTGCACGGGGCGCCGCCTAACCGTCATATAACCCTCATTGAACCGCCAGTTGAACCGTCATCTCCGACGGGCCTGTCGGCGCCGTCGGCAGCCGATGCCGAGACGGAGCTTCAGGCGGCATGCCGCTGCACGTGGGCTGCGTACGCAGCGGCGTATCGGAAGCGGCACCACGTCAACCCGGTGCGCAACGCCAAAGTCAACGCCAACGTGAAGCAGCTGGTGCAGCGCCTCGGTCGCATCGAGGCGCCACTGGTGGCCGAGTGGTTCCTCAGCGTCAACGAGCGCTACGTGGTGCAGGGCATGCACGACCTCGGCGCGCTGCTGGCCAAAGCCGAGGCGTACCGCACGCAGTGGGCCACCGGTCGAACCATGACCCAGACGCGCGCTCAGCAGGCCGACCGCACCGAATCCAATTTCAGCGCCGCTGATGAGGCGATCGCAATTCTCGAAGCACGGAGGAGCGGCAATGCTCAGCACTGAAAACCTGCACCAGCTGGTGAAACTGCTGGTGGCCACCGCCGAGGTCATCGGCGATGAAGTCCGGCCTGCAGCTGCGGCGCTGATGGCTGAGGACCTGTCCGCCTACCCGATGCCGGTGCTCGAGAAGGCGCTTGTGCAATGCCGCCGAGAGTTGAAGGGCCGTCTGTCGCTGGCTGCGGTGTTGGAACGCGTGGACGACGGTCACCCGACACCGAACGAAGCGTGGGCCGTCGCGGTGCTCGCCGCTGACGAACGAAACACGGTGGTCTGGACTTCGCAGACGCAGGCCGCCTGGTCCGTGGCTCAGCCGTTGATGAACATCGGCGACAAGATCGCCGCGCGGCAGGCTTTCCTCGAAAGCTATGGCCGCTTGGTCAAGGATGCGCGCGCTGCGAACGCTTGCGGTAGCTACGTGGCATCGATCGGTTTCGATTCGGCAGGCCGGGATGCTGCGCTTCGTCAGGCGGTGACGCGAGGGCAGCTGTCGCACGATCAGGTCGCCCAGCATCTGCAGATTGCAGGCCCGGCACCGGTGTTCAATGCCGCGGCGCTCCTGAGTGGCCACGTGGAAGTTGCACCGCACGCGTCGGCGGACGTGCGCAAGCGGCTCGAAGAGGTGGCCGAGCTGTTGGGCATGAAGCCGAGCGCGCAGGCGGTAGCGGCATGAAGAACTACCCGACTCGCGTACGCGAATGGCTGAAGGCCAACCCCGGCGCACACACGCCGCAGGTGATCCTGGACGGCATGGGCATCGAAGCCGGCGCGCAAGCACGGCGGCCGTACTACAGCGCCATGAAGGACAACAGCGAGGGCGGCTATCTGAAGCGCTCCGGCACTGGCCGCTGCACGGCCTACGAATTCCTGTGTGACCCGGCGCCGCGCGCAGTAGGGACCAGTCAGCAACGGATCGAGAAGCACCGCGCATACATGCGCCAGCGCCACGTCAACAACGGCGGCCGGACGCTTGCCGAACGACGGGAGGACGAGGCGCTGCGCAAGGCAGCACGTGCCGAACGGCTATTGCGAGAACAGGCCGAGCGCCGCGCTCTTCGCCAAGTGCAGCGCGACCTCACGGAGCGGGCACGCCCGGCGCGCAAGCCGCAGCCGAAGCGATTGCCCAACGGACACACCGTAATTGCCGTGCGCGCCTCAGTGGCTCGCCGCGCCGCTGCGGCGGCCGCATGCGCGCCGGCTCAGAGCGTCGCCGACTGGATCCGCGACGGCGGACAGGTGGTCCGCCTGCCAGGTGTCGAGCAGTACATCCCCGACAGGTGCCGCGCTTGATCGCCCTGACGCTCCCGTGGCCGAGCAAGGACCTGTCGCCAAACGCGCGCGTGCACTGGCGGGTCAAGGCCAAGGCCACGAAGGCGCACCGCACCCACGCTGTCCTGGCCGCGTTCGAAGCCGGCTGGAAGGGTATGCAGCTGCCGGAGGGCCGGCTGCACCTGTGGATCGACTTCTACCCGCCGACGAAGCAGATGCCAGACGACGACAACATGCTCGGCCGCTGCAAGGCATGCCGCGACGGCTTGGCCCACGTGCTGGGCATCGACGACCAGCGATTCATTTCCCGCCCGCTGGTGCGCGCTGAGCCGCGCAAAGGCGGCGAGGTGGTTTTCATCATCACCGGCGCGAGCCAGGACGTACACCCATGAGCCAACTCACAATCGCCGGCGACGCGCCGGCGGTCACCAGCCGAGAAATTGCTGAACTGGTCGAATCGCGTCACGACAACGTGCGTGTGGCCATCGAGCGGCTCGCCGAGCGCGGCGTGATCGCTTTACCTGCGGCGCAGGAAAAGCCCACCGGTGGGCGCCCGAGCATCGCTTACGTCTTCGCCGGCGAGCAGGGCAAGCGCGACAGCATCGTGGTCGTCGCGCAGCTGTCGCCGGAGTTCACCGCGCGCTTGGTCGACCGCTGGCAGGAGCTGGAACGCCGCATCGCCGCGCCGGCCGACCCGCTTGCGCTGCTTTCTGATCCGGCTGCGCTGCGCGGGCTGCTGGCCAGCTATGCGGGCCGCGTTGAGGAGCTGACCCCCAAGGCCGACGCCCTGGACCGGATCGCCATTGCCGATGGCTCGCTCAACCTGCGCGAGGCGGCCAAGACCATGCAGATGCCGGAACGCAAGTTCCTTGCGCTGCTCGAGCAGAAGCGCTGGATCTACCGCCATCCGCTGGCCTCGACATGGCTGGCCTACGCCGGCCGCCTGCACAGCGGCTGCCTGGAACACAAGGTCACGACCGGCCAGAAGCCGGACGGCACCGAGTGGATCAACACGCAGGTGCGCGTCACCGCCAAGGGTCTCGCCAATCTGGCCAAGGCGCTGAGCGTGTCGGCCGCACTTTCCACCGTTACGCACCACTGAGGCCCCGATGAGCGAAGACCTGATTTCCGACCAGCCCGCGCCGCAGCCGCGCCGAATGAAGCAGCCGACCAAGGACGTGCTGCGCGCTAACCTGCGCAGCAACGCGCAACAGCTGATCGACCTGCGCGCCGAACATCAGCAGTTCCGTGCGAGCTGGTGCTGGCCGCTCTACGTCTGGACGCAGCGGCTGCGCACCGCGCTCGGCCGAACCGGCAAAGGCCAGGCATGACCGCGCTGGTCAAGCGCTCGGCCTGGGCGCGGAACCAAGCCAGCCAGATACGTGCGCGGCTCGAAGGCATCCACAGCAAACCCGCCATTGGCGAGCGCGAGCGTAAAAGCAAATGCGCCGCGATCCAGGCGAACGAGTACCAGGCTCGCAAGTTCGAACGCATCGCCGCAGCAGCAGAGAAGAGGGGAAATTGATGGACACGAACACCAACGCAGCCGACCCGCGCGCCGCGCGCCACGAGTTCAAGTCGCTGGACGACGCAACGCACTGGCTGCTGCTGCAGGGCGCCTCGTGGGCAAACGTGTGCGTCGACGGGCAGATGTGGTGCCTGGGCCGGGACGGCAGCGCAGAACCGGTCCAGGGGAGGGCCTGACCATGGCCGAATTCGACAGTTTCACCGAGGCGACGCGCTCCGACCTGGAATGGTGGGGCTACGAATTCGCGCTGCACCGGGACATGGATTATCTGGGGCTGGCCAGCAAGAACATGCTGCAGGTGTTGATCGAGCACCGCGGCGAAATGCCGCCGCCGAACGTGGGCTTCAAGCCGATGGAGGTGGACGCCCGCGCCCAGCGCGTGGAGGACGTGGTCGGCCGCATTGCCCGAGAAGATGTGGTGATGGCCTGCGTGCTGCGCGGCTACTACTGCGGGCGCGGCCGCAAGAACATCGAGCGGATGGAGACGGCGAACAACCTGATCGCCAACGCCGGGCATGCGCCGCTGCGCCAGGGCGCCTACCTGACCCTGCGATCGGCCGGGTTCGAGTTGGTCGGCCGGCGCCTGCGCCCGCACATGGCTCGCCCGCTGCTGCAGGTGGTCGCATGAAGGCCGCCGAAGCGAAAGCAATTTTTAAGACCGAAGCGCAGCTGTGCGAGGTTTTCATTCGCGACATGAACGCGCAGGCCGGCTGGACCTGCTACCCGGAGACAGCCGGCTTCGACATCCTGGCAGTGCACGAGAGCGGCCGGCAGATTGGCATCGAGGCAAAGCTGGCGCTCAATGCCAAGGTTGCCGACCAGATCCTGCCGGCTGAGTACGAAGCCCGATACGAGACCCAGGGCCCGGACCACCGCGCCGTGATCGTCCCGTGCCTCACCGATTCGAGCTATGGGATCTCACGGATGCTGCGGCTGCTCGGCGTGGCAGTGTGGGAGCCGCACATGGGACGGACGAGGGATGGTGAGCGTCCGGAGTTCAGCATGGAGCAGAACCTGCGCTACGACAGCTATGTGGGCGAGGGTGGCAGATCTTGCGACCTGGGGTTGGCGCATTGTCTGTTCGACTGGAATCCGGCAAAGCGGTGCGACGTGCCGGAACATGTGCCAGATGTTCCAGCTGGTGTGCCGGCGCCGGTGCGCTGGACCCCGTGGAAGGCAGGCGCGCTGCGCGTGCTGGCGCTGCTCAAAACCCAGGGGTACATCACCACCAAGCAGATCGCGGCGCAGGGTATCAGCCCGTCTACCTGGACGCAGAGTTGGCTAGCGCGCGCTGCTGAGCGTGGGCAGTGGGTGGCCACCGATAAAACGCCATGGCATCACTGCGATCGGCACCCGGTGGAATATGCGGCAGCGCTGGCAAAGGTGACTGCCGGCGAGGTGGTCGCGTGATGCGGCACAGCACCGGCACGCCGACAGCCGAGGAGGTGGCGCGGTTCGAGCTGTCGAAGGAAGGGCCGTGCATGGCGTGCGTGGTGCGCATGGCAGCCGGCTTGCTGCCGCAGCATCTGGTGGTGGTGGGCTGCGACTACAACCACTGCAAGAGCGGCAACCGCCGGCGCGGGCACCTACTCGGGTATGCGCTATGCGTGTGGCACCACCGTGCGCACCCAATGCCCAGGCAGACGACCAGCAGCACCCGTGACCGCTACGGCCCGTCGCTGATGGACGGGAGCGCGCTGTTTCACGAGACCTACGGCAGCGACGACGAGCTGATCGCGCTGCAGACCGAATGGATTGAACGACAACTGGTGATGGCATGAAGCAATGGCGGATATATCTGGCTGGTGTACTGGTGCTCGAACAAGAAATGGCGGTGCGTCTCGGAAGAACCACTGACGTCGTGCGGTCAATCGATGATCTGCAGGATTGCTGCCCTTTGCCCATCGCAAAAGTCTGGTCCCTGCGCGTGTTGGATAACAGGGCCGCTCGAGGAATTGAAAGCACAATTGCTGATGCTCTTTCCGCGCGGCTTGAGCGGTCTCGTTGGTTTCGTTTTCGGCTCGGCAATGAGGCTGACAAGGCATTGTTTGGTGATGCTATGATGCTAGGAGAAGAGCTTGCCAGTGTGGGGAATAGATCAGCAACTGTTTGGGGGGTTGCGCATTTGGATCTCTTGGTTGGACAACGGCGTGGTGCTAATCGTTTAGGATAGGCGAATAAGATTGCGGGGTGCGCTGGGATGGTTTTCGATCCAATAGCCTTTAATGCGATTCTTGAAAAATTCATTCCAGTTTTGGGGTCTGGATTAGTCACTGTCGCTGGAATCTGGTTGACTCTGCGTGCGCAGGGAGAAAATCTTAACAAGCAGCTCGAAGATCAGGCTAGGCAGAAGGTTCAGGAGAGGTTGGCTACGGCTCGGAGATCTATATATGTGCCTTATATAGAAGCTGTGCATAAAGCAGTTGGGTTGGTATTTTCACTGCCCAATCCCGGGAAAGAAGATGAAGTGACTGCAGCATTTACTGTCGCCCAGGCAGAGACGTATAAGGTCCAGCTTTTGTGTGAAACTGGTTTATTTGATCAGGTAAAAGAAGTAAATTCCCAGTTGGCAATACTTTATATACTTGCTCAGGAGTTGGCCGGACCGATAAGAGATCTTGTGAGGCATACAGGAATGCTGGAGGAGCAATTAAAGTTAATCCAGGTGGAGTTAATCGAGAATGGAAAGCTGACTGGTTTTGCGGCAATTGGAAACCGTGACTCTTTGGAGAAAAGGCAAGTAAGATTGCGTGGTGAGTTCTCGGAATTTTTGAGACGGCTTACGAAGATGAGGGAAAACTTTACAGAGTGCGTTGAAGATAGATGTCGTCTGGTCACCAAACTTGCCTATCAAAGCATCGTGACCATGCGCGCAGAAGTTGAAGCCTCAACAGACGTGAACTTGCTCATTGCAGGGGCGGGGCAGGCAGGGGAGCGAGTTGAGGCAGAGACCGCAAGCTCGTCGGCGCGGCGCAGGAGAGTCTTCGGAAAAAAATGGATAGCGAAAACGCTTGACACCGAGGGACGAATCCGCAAAATAAGGCAAGTGGTGAGAAAAGCCTTTGCAGCGATGCAGGGGCTTTTTTCGTTCTAGCTTTCGAGTCGGTAGTCACAGTGGGTGCGACTCCAGGCAACCGGCTAGCCGTGAGGCTTCCCGCTGGAGTCGCATAGAAGGGGCGCTCCGTGACGGCAGCGACTCAGCGACGCATCTATTGTGCCGGCTCAACAATCACACAGGTAGGTTTGGCAGATGCCGGCCGATGAAGGGCTGGGAACAGCCGCCTGCAAATTCTCAAGCCCCGCCAGTTGGTAGGGCTTTCGCGTTTCTGGAGTACCGAATGCAGCTGACCGCCCAACAACTGAAGCAGGCGGTGGGTTGCTCCGACCAGACTGCGGAGCGCTGGATCGAGCCGATCAGCGAAGCTTGCCGCCTGTACGGCATCAGCACGCCTCGCCGCATGGCTGCGTTTCTGGCGCAGGTCGGTCACGAATCGACGGGTCTCACGGCCGTGGTTGAAGGACTGAGCTACAGCCTCGAAAACCTGATCAAGGCTTGCAAGCGCGCGAAGGAAAATAGCCGCTGGCGGTCGCTACTGCCACGGGCGAAGGAGCTGGCACGCAACTCGGTCGCCCTGGGGAATGCGGCTTATGCGAACCGCCTGGGCAATGGCGATGAAGCGAGCGGTGATGGCTATCGCTACCGCGGACGTGGCCCGATCCAGAACACGGGCCGGGCCAACTACGCCGGCATGCGCGACACGCTGCGCGCCAAGGGCGTGTGGGACGTACCGGACTTCGAGACGCAGCCCGAGATGCTGGAGCAGCCCAAGTGGGGCGCGCTGGCCGCGGCTGCATTCTGGGATACGCGCAACCTCAATCCGCTGGCCGACGCTGGCCGGTTCGATGACATCACCGAGCGCGTCAACGGTGGGCAAAACGGTGCCGCCGATCGTCGCGCACGCTACGCCAAAGCGCTGAAGGCGCTGGGGGCCTGATGCCACGTCGCCGGGAAGCAATCGCTGGACTCGAGGGAGTCATCCAGCTTGCGGAGACGCCTAATGCGCGTCCAACCATCAAGCTGCTGGAATCAATCAGCGGCAGGGTGCGCGAGGCAATCGATCTTTTGCAGGCGCCGGACAGCACGCGCAAGCGTGTGGATTTCATCCTGCTTGCGATCCAGCAAAGCACTGAGATTCGCACCTACAGCCGCAATGGAAATGTGCTTAAGCGGGTTCACATCATCGATCCTGATTTGTACCACTGGAGCATTGCTCAGCTCCACGAGATGGCGATCACCTGATGACCTTCGCGACGAGAAACGTCGGCGCGGCGCGCGTGGGTATCGCAGTGCTGGTGCTGTTCCTGCTGGGCATGGCCATGGCTGCATTGATCGCGGTGGCTATCCCGCCGGAGAACAAAGATTCGTTCGGCATGTTGATCGGCGGGTTGAACAATGCCACCGGCATGGTGATCGGCTACTTCTTCGGGATGGCCCGTAGAGGCCCGGGCGGCTGACGTGGCTGACAACTGGGACCGCGGCCTACCGCCGCCACGCGATCCACCTGGCTGGCTGATCACCGCGCTTTGCGGCGTGCTGCTGGCCGCGCTGGCCTGGATCTGGATCACCTACACCAACACGAGGATTTGAGATGGACGACGACAGCATCGAACAGGAAATCCAGGACAAGGGCCTGACCGCGCCACGCGTGACGCCGGCGGACATCGAGGCGGAAATCGCCAGCGAGCATTGCTTCACCGCGCACGACGGCGTGATGGGCACGCACGAGTCGAATGGTGGCGTAATCGCCAAGATGCATCCCAACACCGCCGAGAACGGCGCTCACGCAACCGAGAAACTTCGCCTCCTGACCTTCTGCGTGCTGGTACTGCGCAACGGCTTCACCGTCACCGGTGAGTCGGCCTGCGTCAGCCCGGAGAACTTCGACGCCGACATCGGGCGCAAGATCGCGCGCCAGAATGCAGTCGCGAAAATCTGGCCGCTGCTGGGCTTCCGGCTGCGCGACAAGCTGGCTGGTTGAGCGATGAACCGCATAGCGATCGCCCTCATCGCCGCCCTTGCGTGGTCGGGTGCCATGTTCGGTGCCGGCTGGGCCTGGCGCGGCGACCGTGCGGAGACGGCAGTCGCCACCGGTGAGGCGGCAACTGGTAAGCACGCCTTACAGGTTGAGCAGGCCGCGCGCGCCACCGAACACGAACAGGCCGAGGTGCTGGCCGACATTGGAGCCAAGCATGAAGAAGATCGGCAGGCGGCCCAGGCCGTCCCTGATGCTGTTGTGGCTGACCTGCGCATTGGTGCTCTCAAGCTGCGCGACGGGTGGGCAAGCTGTGAGACCCAGCGCCTCGCCGAAGCTGCCGCCGGCACCCGCGAACGTGATGAGGCCACCCAGCGCCGAGACCAGTTTGCGGCTCGAATTGTTCGAATCGGGCGAGACGCCGACGACCAGCTCCGCGCCTGCCAAGCCGTAGTCATGGCCGACCGCGATATCGCAAGGTAATCAAAATGACGACTCTCGCGACTATCGTGCCGGCCGATACGGTTTCAGCGGAGCACCCATCGTTGACCGCGGGGACTCGGGTGCTGGTGGGAGGGCAGGAGCTCAATGGCGTTTCCGAAATCATCTTGCATGCTGAGCCTTCTGATGTGTGGCGCGCTGAGATTCATTGCCACGTCCACATGAACGGGGTATCTGTTCTAGCAGAAGTGCTGGCACAGCAGGCCGAGGAACAGCCAACACAGCAGGACCGAATCGAGCAGAAGCTGGATGCGCTTCTCAATGCGCTGGCCGACGATGTGGAGGAGGCCGAGGAGCCTGCACACACGCTTGATGGCGAGCTGTCTGGTGGTGAGCGTGACCAATCCATGAGCCTGGACTGATGCCTGGCTTCCCATCGCGGCATAAGCCACTGCAGCAGATCGCGCCGGTCCACGTGGCCCAGGCGCAGCCAGAGAACTACGGGCAAGGACGCGGCGGCCGGCCGTGGCGACGCAAGCGCGATGCGATCATGAAGCGCGACCAATACCTCTGCGTCCCATGCCGCGCTGCTGGCCGCGTCACGGCTGCCGAGGAGGTCGACCACATCGTCCCCCAAGCCGAAGGCGGCACGGGCGCTGACGACAACCTGCAGGCCATCTGCGTCGAGTGTCACATCGCCAAGACCAAGGCCGAGGCGGCGCGAGGCGCGAACCGTTCGCATCCGCGACGAGGTAGGTCGGCCGACCAGTCCCAACCCCGGGGGGGTGGGGCAAAACTTTGAAGGGCTGGGGTCGGACACCGGCCGCTCAGCCAAATTTTCGCACGGTCAAAATTAGGATTTGAAAAATGAGAGGACGGAAGCCGACAGCTCCGGCCCTCAAGGTGATCGCCGGGACGGCCCGGCCGGACCGCGAGGTGCCGGACGTTCCCGAGTTCGATCTGATCGATGATTTCCCCGACGCGCCTCAGCATCTGAACGCCGATGGCGCCGCCATGTGGCTTGATCTGGGCCCGCAGCTGGTCGCAGCGAAGGTGTTGCAGGTCGTCGACCTCTACGCACTCCAGCAACTCTGCTACGCCTGGCAACGCATGGTGATGAAGCAGAAGGCGGGGATGGACATAACGGCCGCCGAGGACACAGCCTTCAAAGCGCTGATGTCCGAGTTCGGCATGACTCCCGCCAGCAGGCGCAAGGTGAGTTCGGGTGGCGACAGCAAGAAGCCCGGCAACAAGTTCGCCGCGCTCGCCGCGCCAAGCAAGTGAGCAGGCGGCCAGGAAGGCGCCAGCGAAGAAAAAAGGCAGGGCCGCGCCACGCGCGCGCAAGCCGGATCCTTCCGACTACGTCGGTGTGGCCATCGCGTACGCGCAGGAAGCGGTCGCGGACAAGAAGGGCGCACGGTTCGGCAAGCTGATCCGCCAGGCCGCGAAGCGCTTCATCGACGACTTGGCGCGCGCAAAGAAGCGCTGCGCGCCGTTCCGGTTCTCGCCGGAGCACGCGTGCCACGCGTGCGGTTTCATCGAGCTACTGCCGCACGTCGAGGGCAAGTGGGAGACGCCCGAGATCCGGATGCACCGGTCGCACGTGTTTTTCGTCGTGCAGCTGTTCGGCTTCCGGAAGCCGGATGGCACGCGGCGCTTCACCTCGGCGCTGTTCGCGGTGGCGCGCAAGAACGCGAAGTCCACGCTGGCGTCGGCAATCCTGCTGTACTGCCAGTGCTGCGAGAACGAGGAGGGCGCCCAGGTCATCTCGGCCGCCACCACGTTCCCGCAGGCGTCGATCATCTTCAACGTCGCCAAGCGGATGGTGGAGAAGACCCCGGATCTCAAGGAGGCCTATGGCCTGGAGACCTGGGCGAAGTCGATTACCCGCATGGAGATCGGCGCCAGCTTCAAGCCGATCCACGCCAAGGCCAGCACGCAAGTCGGCCTCAACCCGTCCCATGTCGGCCTCGACGAGATCCACGCGCACAACGCCGGACCTGCTCAACGTCCTGCAGTCCGCCGCCGGCGCGCGCCAGAACCCGCTCTGGCTGTTCACCACAACCGAGGGGTACACCAACCCGGGCCCATGGGCGGAGATCCGCCAGTTCGTGAAGCAGCTGCTCGCCGGCGTGTTCGGCCACGAGGCCGACCACTACCTGGCGGTGTTCTACGCCATCGATGAGGAAGATAAGGCCGCCGGCACCAAGGCCGACGACACCTTCGACGAATCGAAGTGGATCAAGGCGAACCCCTTGATCGACACCAATCCGCACCTGCTGGCAGCCATCCGAAAGGAGGCGGTCGAGGCCAAGCGGATGCCATCGAAGCTGGCCGAGTTCGAGATCAAGCGCGTCAACCGTCCGGCAGCCTCGGCCAACAGCTGGGTGGCGCTGCCGAAGTGGAACGCGTGCGCGGGCGAAGTTGACCTGGAGGCATTGCGAGACGTGCCGTGTTGGGGTGGGCTCGACCTGGCGAGCACGCGGGATCTGACATCCCTGCGGCTCGTGTGGCGTGTGGGTGATCGAATCATCACCTGGGGGAGGCGCTGGGTTCCCGCCGCGGCGGTAGCGCAGCGAACCGAGCGAGGCACCGTGCCATATGCCGGGTGGGTTGCGGCGGGCCTGATGGAGCAGACCGAGGGCGAAGTCACCGACTACGCAGCGATCGAGCGTGCAGTGCTTGAGGTCGTGGAGCGCTTCAACGTCCAGTCGATTGCCTTCGATCGCTGGAACGCCACCGAGATGGTGAGCCGGCTTGTCGCCGCCGAGGTGCCGCTGGTGGAGTTCGTGCAGGGCACGAAGTCCTACCACCCGGCCATGCAGGAACTGGAGCGCGCCTACATCGGCGGCAAGCTGGTGCACAACGGCGACCCGGTACTCACGTGGTGCGCATCGAACCTGGTCGCGCGCACAGATCAGAACTTGAACATGGCGCCGGACAAGAAGCGTTCGGCCGAGAAGATCGACGACATGACGGCGCTTCTGATGGCCGTCGGAATCAGCATTCCTGAGACGAAAGAGCCGCCCAAGAAGCTGGTTCTCCTGACCCTGGGGTAATCCATGAACACCGGAAATCGCGCCTACAGCTTGCTGGAGGTCAAGAACTATGACGACGACCTGCAGGTGATCACAGGTTGGGCGACCACGCCAGAGCCTGACCGCTACGGCGACGTAGTTGAGCCGTTGGGCGCGAAGTTCGCGGCTGAGCTGCCGCTGCTATGGCAGCACCGGCACGACAGCCCGGTGGGCATCGTCAAGTTCGGCAAGCCCACGAAGGACGGCATCCCCTTTACCGCCGAGGTGGCAAAAATCGCCACCGCCGGCGCGCTGAAAGACATGTGCGACTTGGCCTGGCAGTCGGTCAAGGAGAAGCTGGTGCGCGGCGTGTCGATCGGCTTCCGCGCGCTGGAGTACAGCTACATGGACGGCGGTGGCATCCGCTTCACCGAGTCCGAGATTTACGAGCTTTCCCTGGTCACTATCCCAGCCAACGCCGCGGCGACCATTCAGACCATCAAAGCCATGGACAGCAGCGGCACCCGTCGCCGTAGCACCTATGGCGTGCCCCTGATTCAGTGCCAGAAGGCGGTCGCCGAACGGCCGGCAGGCGGCGCAGTGAAGTTGCTGGACTGAAGTAACGGGCCTCACGGCCTTGCGGGGTGGAACCCGCTTTTCCTATCTGCAGGCACTGCCCGGCATGGAACCCGGGCCGAACGGCTGCGCCATTTTCAGAGAGATCAATATGACCATTCAGGAACAGCTGGAAAAGCTGCGCGCCACGCGTGAAGCCCAGCAGAAGAAGCTCAACGAAGTCGTCCAGAAGTCGATGGACGAGGGTCGTTCGATGGATACCGGGGAAAAGGAAGAGTTCGATAACATCGAAGACCAGATCAAGGCGCTGGACGATGACATCGAGCGCTACACCCGGCTGCTGGCAGCGCAGGCCAAATCGGCCGTGCCGGCCGCGCAGATCGTGCAGGACAAAGGTTCGGCTTCCGATCCGAAGCGTGCTGCCGGCAAGGGCCCGGCTCTGATCCACAGCCGCAAGAATGAAGAGCAGGGCATCGGCTTCGCTCGCTTCGCCATGGCGATGTACGCCGGCAAGGGCGACGTGTCCAGCGCGAAAGCCTTTTCCGACAACGTTTTCCGCGACGACGTCCGGCTCAACGAGATCATGAAGGCGGCGGTCGCCGCGGGCAACACCACCGATCCGTCGTGGGCCGGTAGCTTGGTGCAGTACCAGAATCTGTCGACCGAGTTCGTCGACTTCCTGCGTCCGCGCACAATCATCGGCCAGCTCGGGCAGGGAAATGTGCCGGGCCTCCGCCGCGTTCCCTTCAATGTGCGCATCCCGGGCAAGACCGCGAAGGGCCGCGCGCAGTGGGTCGGTGAGGGCTACCGCAAGCCGGTAACCAAGTCGGGTTACGACGCCGCCGAGCTGAAGTGGGCCAAGATCGCGGGAATCTCCGTGATCACCGAAGAACTGGCCCGCTTCGCCGACCCGTCGATCCAGACCCTGGTGCGCGATGACTTGTCCGATGCGGTGATCGAGCGTATGGACGAGGACTTCGTCGACATCGACAAGGCTGCAGGCACTGGCGCTGGCCTTTCCCCGGCCTCGATCACCAATGGTGTGACGCCGATCGTGGCCACCGGCGACCCGGATACCGACATCGCCGCGCTGTGGGAAACCGCGGACGACACCAATCTGCCCGTACAGAGCGCGGTTTACATCACCGACAGCGCAACTGCGCGTGTGCTGGCCACTCGCAAGAACGCGCTCGGCAACCGGGAATATCCCGGTGTGACCATGACGGGCGGCAACATCGATGGCGTGCCGCTGGTGGTTTCCAACTACGTGGCAACGGGAACCTTCATCCTGGCTTTCACCAGCGAGATCTATCTGGCTGACGACGGCGTGGTGACCATCGATATCAGCCGCGAGGCCACGATCATCATGGACGACGATGCGACGGCTACGCCGACGATCGCGCAGATCCAGAGCATGTTCCAGACGAATCAGCTGGCGATCCGCGCCGAACGCTATGTCAACTGGAAGAAGCGGCGGCCGCAGGCCGTCGCATTGCTTACCGGCGTCGACTGGAAGAACCCGGTCGATGCTGGCGGCGGTGGCTAAGTAGCCGTGGTGTTGACGGGGGCTTCGGCCCCCGTCTCTTTTCCCAGGAGCATCGAAATGTCGAAGATCCAGATGGTCCGGCGCACTCGCGTATTCAACGTTGACGCGCGCCTGGCGCCGCTGCTGATGCGCCATGGCGGCTACCAGCGCCGCGACATGCAGGCGCAGCCCGCGGTCGTACCGGCCCCGGCTCATCCTGACAGGCGGGCAGGTGAGGCAAATGGCGCAGCGGCGCAGGCGAAGCGCGATGCCGCTGCGGAATCCGCTGGCGCGCCGCGGAAAGCAACCAAAGCAAAGCCGAAGAAACTCGCCAAGAAGTCTGGCGACAGTGAGCCTGCAAAGAAGGCAGAGACCACCCAGGCGCCCGACATGGACGCGGCCGAATGACTGGTTTCTCGCCGCGTGAGCTGGCTACGGAGGCCGGTGTACGCAATTACGGCGTCGGGTACCTCAAATCTCTGTCTCCGGTTGCAGGCTCGGGGCGAGATGGTTGGACGCCGGTTGTGCGCGAGCCTTTCATGGGTGCTTGGCAACGCAACATGGAAGAGCGGCATGAGTCGGTGATGACCTACCCGACGCTGTATGCCTGCATGAACCGAATAAACAGCGATATTGGAAAGCTGCCATTCGTCCTGAAGGTCGAAGGCGCTGACGGCATCTGGCGAATTGACACTGCGAACACGGCCTTCTGGCCAGTGCTGCGCAAGCCGAACGCGTACCAGACGGCTCAGCAGTTCCGCGAAGCTTGGATACTGTCGAAACTTTCCCAGGGGAACACATATGTCCTTAAGGGGCGCGACGAGCGGAACGTGGTCACGCGCCTGTGGGTGCTTGATCCGAATCGGGTCCAGCCGATGGTTTCGGACAGCGGCGACATCTTCTATCAGGTCAACTACGGCAGCGGCGACAATCTGCTCCCGGAGAAATATCCCGGCGACCAGCTCGTGATCCCGGCTAGCGAGATCATCCATGACCGGATGAATTGCTTCCATCACCAGTTGATCGGCGTGCCGCCGCTGTGTGCAGCCAACTGGGCGGCAGTCAAGAACCTCAAGATCCTAAAGGACTCAACGACGTTCTTCTCGAACGGTGCCAACCCTGGCGGCATCCTGACGGCGCCGGCTGGCATGTCCGAAGACGATGCCCAGGCAGTGAAGGAATACTGGAGCACCAGCTTCCAGGGATCCAACGCGGGCAAGGTCGCGGTGATCGGTGCGGACATGAAGTTCACGCCGTTTGCCTTCAAGGCGGCCGATTCCCAGTTGGTCGAGCAGATGCGGTATTCGGACGAGCAGGTGTGCCAACCATTCGGCATTCCGCCTTTCAAGATCGGCATCGGGTCTATCCCGGCCGGCATGAAGGTCGACGACGTAAACCAGCTGTACTACTCCGATGCCTTGCAGGCACACATCGAGTCGATGGAAACGCTTCTCGACGAAGGCCTCGGGATAAGTCGCCCGCGCGGAGTTGAATGCGATCTGGAGCCGCTGCTGCGTATGGACGTGGGCAAGCAGGCAGACGTGCACACGAAGCTGACAGGCGGCGGCATCGAGGCACCCAACGAGGCGCGCCGCGCCTTTGGCCTTCCGCCGTTGGAAGGTGGAGATACCGTGTACATGCAGCAGCAGGACTACCCGCTCGACCAGGTACGCCTTAACAAGATCGATCCGCCGGCAGCGCCTGCGGCAGAAGAACTGCCGCCCGTGCAGGATGACAAGCCTGACGACAGCGAGGAATTGCGCGCGCTGGTGCAGGAGAACTTCATGCTGAGGGCGCTTGTGGCCGCCCGTGCCGAGGTGTTCCGGAATGACTGATCCCATCGACTTCGGCAAGCAGATCGGTGGACTGATCCGCGAGGCCATCGCACCCGTGCGGCGTGAACTGGATGAGCTTCGCGAGCTAGCGCCGCTGAAGGGCGAACCCGGTAAGGACGCCGAGCCAGTGGACATCGACGCGCTGGCGGATATGGTGGTGGAGCGGCTGCTGGCTTCGCCGCGTCTGGTCACGCTTGTTGATCTGGCCACAATCGACGCCGTGTCGAAGCACTTCGAAGCAAACCCGGTACAGCATGGACGCGACGCCGACCCGGCCTTGATCGATGCCGCTGTGAAGACCGCAGTGGCGGCGCTTCCGGCGCCAAGGGATGGCCGCGATGCAGATCCAGTGACCGATCAGCAGCTGGCCGAACACGTGGCCAGGTATCTGGTGGCACACCCTCCACAGGCAGGAGCTGATGGCGTCGGCCTCGCCGGTGCCTTGATCGATCGTTCCGGCGAGCTGGTGATCACCACCACGAAGGGTGAGGCGGTCCGACTTGGTAAAGTCGTCGGAGCGGATGGCAGCGACGGACTGAGCTTCGAGACCGCGAGCGGCGGATATGATCCGACGCGCGGATTCGTGATCACGCTGGGGGCCGGCGAGCGCCGCGCTGAGATGGTGCTGCCGTACATGGTCCACCGCGGGTTCTGGCGCGATGGAATGGGAACGAAGGAAGGCCAGTCCGTGACGCATGACGGCGCCCTGTGGATCGCCCGCCGCGCCAACGCGTCCAAACCCTGCCTGGAGAACGAAGCGGACTGGATCCTGGCGGCGCGGAAGGGTCGGGATGGCAAGGACGGGAAAAGCGTCAGGGTGCCGGCGGAGCCCGTTCGCCTGGGAGCTGGTGATGCGTGACCTCGTGAGCACGGACCAGGCGCGCGAGCAGCTCCGGCTGGACAGCGATGCCGACGCGCTGTGGCTGTCGATCTGGATCCCAGCTGTGTCGGCCTCGGTCGCTGGCTGGCTCAAGCAGGAGTGGCGCCTCTACCAGCTGCAACGCGACTCTTCCGGCGCGATCTTGCTGGACAGTACGGGCGTCCCGGTGCCCGTGCTCGACGAGGTAGGCAGCCCGGTGCTGCAGCCCGCGGTGGTCGCGGCTGCTCTGCTTGAGCTGGCCTCCCAGTACCGCTATCGGGAGGGCGAGGGCGATAACACGGTGCCGGCCGATGCCGGGCACGGCTACGTGCTCTCGCGCGCTGCCACGGCCCAGCTGGCGCCGCTGCGCAAGACGACGGTGGCCTGATGAGCAACATCGCCGCTGGAAAGCTGCGTCACCGCGTCCGCATCGAGAAGCAGGTCACCGCGCGTGACGACGATGGTGTCCAGAGCACCACCTGGCAGCCGGTTCACGCAGGCACCCTGGCAGCCGCGATCGAACCCCTCTCAGCGCGCGAGTTCATCGCCGCCGGCGCAGGCCAGGGTGAAGTCTCGGCTCGCATCACCATCCGGTACCGCGCCGGCATTCTGGCGAGCATGCGCGCGGTGCACGTGCGCAACGGCGCTGATGCCGAGATCTACAACATCCAGGGTGCACTCGCCGATCGCGAGAGTGGCCTGGAGTATCTGACGCTGCCGGTATCGACCGGCACCAACGACGGGCAATAGCCATGAAAGTGGATATCAAGCTGGACGGCATCGGCGATGTCGTCGGCTTGCTGCAGTCGCTGCCTGCCGAGGTGGTGAGCAAGCGCGGCGGGCCGGTGAAGCTGGCCCTGGCCAAGGGCGCGCGGTTCCTGCGTGACCGGGCCAAGGAGAACCTGCAACGCCAAATCACCGCCGACGGCGACGACAGCACGGGCACCACAGTGAAGGCGGTGATCGCCAGCCGCGGCAAAGCGCCGACCGGCACCAAGGGTGAGCGCCAACTGGTGCGCGTGCGCCGCGTGTCCTTCGTCAACGCCAAGGGCGCGCGCACCAGCACGCGCCGTGCCGCGCAGCTCATGGAATACGGCTCGGCCCTCCAGCCGGCTCGGCCATGGCTGCGGCCGGCCGTGCAGCGCCGCGGCTCGCAGGTGATCGATATCGTCACCGAAGATCTGCTGACGCGCCTTGATCGGCTGACGAAGAAGCTAGCCAAGCAGGGCAGGGTGGTGCGCTGATGCTGCCCAAGGTCTATCGAACCATCCACACGCCTGCCGTCGCCGCCATCGTCGGCGATCGCATCGGACGCCACGGCGAGGTGCCGCAGGACGAGCAGCGGCCCTACATCGTCTGGCAGATCGTCAGCGGCCTGCCGTACGACACGCTGAGCGAGGCGCCGAAGGGCGATGCGACCAGCGTGCAGATCGACTGCTATCACGCAACCGATGTAGGCATCGAGCAACTCGCTGTCGCCGTGCGCGCGGCGCTGGATGAGCTCCTGATCGCCAATCGCGTGGTCATCAATAACAGGGACTCGGCAACGAGGCTCTACCGCATCGGCCTCGAGGCCGATTTCATCGACCAGCGCTGACGCCTGGTCGCTTCTACACAGCCGCCCTCGCGCGGCGCACATGAGGATTTAGCCATGACCGAGGGCGTCGTCAAGACCCAGGGCACGCACCTGTTTTTCGTCGATCCGGACGCCGCTGGCGGCCCGGCTATCACCAAGTTCGCATGCCCCACCGGTGCGTCCGGCCTGGGCGGTGCCGCCGACCAGATCGAAGACACCTGCCTCGATGCGACCACAGACCGCACCTATCAGCGCGGCCTCGGCAACCCGGGCCAGGTGTCCATGCCGTTCAACTACATCCCGAGCAACGCATCGCACGATGCACTGTTCGCGCTGAAGGACAGCGGCAAGGTGGTGGATTGGTACATCGGCCTGAGCGATGGCACTGCCGCGCCGACCTTGAGCGTGGACGACGCGCTGGTACCGCCTCTGGCAAGCGCTCGCTCCGGATTCGCCTTCAAGGGCTACGTCGCCGACGTGAACATCGACATCGCGACCAACGAGATTGTGCGCGGCACGGTCACGGTGCAGCGCAGTGGTGGTGTGACCCGTTACGGCAAGCCGCTGGCGGCCTGATCCCAACCTGCAGGGTCGGCCCAGCGCCGGCCCGTTCTCTCTGACGGAACTGTCTATGACCAATCCCATTCCCACCGCGCCGCCGCTGTTCGATTCATCGCTGTTCGTTTCGCCGGATGTGCAGACGCGTCAGGTGTCGCTGCCCGACGGCAAGGAGCATACGTTCTACATTCGTGAGCAACAGGCGGGCGTGGTGCGCGCCTTCGCCGTCGGCCAGTCCAGCGACGACCCGGACAAGCAATCCGAATCCATGGCTCGCCTGATTGCCAAGGCAATCTGCACGGAGGATGGCAAGCCGGCATTGACGCTGGAGCAGGCGCGAAACCTGAAGATCAGCTTGCAGTACGCGCTCGCTGCCGCAATCAGCGGGGTGCACAGTTACCAGGGAAACGTCAGCTCGCCGAGCGAGGCACCGGAGAGTGGTTCCGATACACCCTCGCTCTAGCGCTGGGGAAGACGCTCACCGAAATTGATGCGATGCCGGAAACAGAGATGGCCGGCTGGCGCATCTACTACACGCTGTATCCCTTCGACGATCTGCACCGGCACCACCGCCCGGCCGCGATCATCGCCGCCTCGATGGGCGGCAAGTTCGAGCAGGTGCTGACCGCACTCGCTCCCACACCCACCGACCCCGAGCTGAGCGACGCCGACCGCGACGTGGTGCGGGCGCTCGGCTTCGACCGCTGATAGGACGAACATGGCAACTGCAGGTTCAATCGTCGTTGATCTGCTGATGCGGACCGGCTCGTTCGAGACCGATACCGACCGGGCCAGCAAGCAGGTGCGTAAGTTCGGAAAGGACTCCCAAGCGGCGGCTGCAGACGTGGGTGCTGCTTTCGGCAAGATCGGCGGCGCGGTGGTGGGCGGCCTGGCCGTGGCAGGCACTGCGATCCTCAAGTGGACGCGGCAACTGGCAACCGCTTCCGGGGAGATCGAGCGCTTCGCGCGCCTGTCCGGCACCAGCGAGCAGACGTTCCAGCGCCTCGCGGCGGGCGCGTCGACGGTGGGCATCCAACAGGACAAGCTGTCCGACATCTTCAAGGACACGCAGGACAAGGTCGGCGACTTCCTGCAAAACGGCGGCGGTGAGCTGCAGGACTTCTTCACCAACATTGCGCCCAAGGTGGGGCTCACTGCCAAGGAGTTTCGCAACCTCAGCGGTCCCGAGGCGCTCGGCAAGTACTACAGCGCCCTCGAGAAGGCTGGCGTGTCGCAGGGCGACATGGTGTTTTACCTGGAGGCGATCGCGAATGATGCGTCGCTGCTTGCCCCGCTCCTCGCCAACAACGGGGAGGGTTTCAGGAAGTGGGGCGACGAGGCCGAGCGTCTCGGTGTCGTGCTGGATGCGCAGACAACGAAGTCGTTGAAGGAACTGCGCCTCCAAACGTCCGAGATGGAGCTGGCGTTTCAGGGCTTGAAAAATCAGGTGGGCGCCGAGCTGTTGCCGCAGGTCAAGGAGCTGACCGCATTCATGGGGAGCGACAGCACGAAGAGCGCTATCGTCAATCTCACTACGTGGGTGGGAGGGTTGACCGCCGAGATGGCGAATGGCGTCGTCATGCTCGTGAACTACATCGGTCGGCTGAAGGAGCTGCGAGATCTTGAAGGCGCAAACACGTCGGCGCTGGGCGATGCATCCACTGAAGCTCTCAATGAGCAGCTAGGCGCGGTTTCTTCGCAGCGGCGTCTTATCCAAGCCGTTGAGCCGGAGTCGGTCAAGAAGCAGGAGCAGCTCAACGATCTGCTGCGGCAACAGCTGGCGCTCCAGCGCGAGATCACCAAGCGCAACCGACCCGAGGTGAAGCTGCTCGAAAACGGCGCGATGCCGGACGATGCGGCGCTGGTCCGCCCGGCCAAGACGGCGGCGTTCGAGTACACCGACAAGGAGGCGGGCAAGGCCGCGGCTGAGCTGCAGAAGACTTACACCGCCATGTCGGCGGAGCTGGCCAAGCAATTGGCGCTCACCGGTCAAAACACCGAATACGCGAAGGTGCTGTATGAGCTCCAGAGCGGATCGCTTAAGGGCATCACCGGCGCGCAGGCGCAGAGCCTGCTGCAGCTGGCAGAGATCAAGGACGTCAACGAAGACATCGCCGCCATCTACGGCGCCACCGACGAGAAGGTCAGTAGCTACCTGGCCGGCCTTGAGCGCGAGCTGGCGCTGCACGGGCAGATCGGCGAGGCCGTCAAGGTTGCCTATGACATCCGCACCGGCGCGTTCGGCGCGCTGAGCGAGGAACAGGCCAGGCTGCTGGAGAGCTACGCGCAGACGAAGGACGCGATGGACGACTTCGCGGCCATCTACGGCGAAGGCTACGAAAGCATGATCGCCAAGACCAAGGAAGGCAGCGACATGATGAAGGAATTCGGATTGGAGGCCGCCCGAAGCATGCAGGGCGCGTTCTCGGACTTCCTCTTCGACCCCTTCGAGGAGGGGCTTGGCGGCATGACCAAGGGCTTTGCGAAGACGATCCAGCGCATGCTCGCAGACCTCGCATCGTCGCAGTTGTTGAAGGCGCTCGGCACCATGGCGGCCAGTTCCGGCAACAGCTGGGTGGCGGCGATCGGCGGTGCCATCGCTGGTGGTCGCGCTGGCGGCGGCCCCGTCGCTGCGGGCTCGATCTACGAGGTAGGCGAGGGCGGCCGGCCGGAGATGTACGAGGCCGGCGGCCGCACCTACATGATCCCGGGCAACCAGGGCGGCCGCGTTGTGCCGATCACTGCCGGGCGGCCTGTTACCGACGCGGTCACCGGTGCAGGCGGCGGCGTGAGCCTGAACATCAGCAACGTCATTCAGAACGACGGCACGGCCAGCACCAGCGCGCAGGGCGACGAGAACGACATGCTCCGCGCGCTGAACCAGATGATCCAGCCGATGGTATTGCGAGTGCTGCAGCAGCAGATGCGCCCGGGCGGCCTGTTCGCGCCAGGTGGCGCCCGTGGCTGAAGTCTTTGCTTGGCCGGTGCGCACTGAGGCGAGCGGCAATGTGACGCTCGCGGTGCGCGCTGCGCAGTTCGGTGACGGCTATCGGCAGACATCGCCGGACGGCATCAACCCGAAGCGACAGAGCTGGAACATCTCGCGTGTCGGAAAGGAGGAGCTGATCGGGCAGATCGTCGCCTTCCTCGATGCACATGCCGGTCGCTCGTTCCTATGGACCCCTCCGCTTTCGGTGCAGGGCTACTACCAGTGCACCACCTACAACCCGGTGGCGCACGGCGCGGGCAACTACACCCTCACCGCGACCTTCGAACAACACTTTCAGCCGTAAGGAACGCACATGGCGCGTCAGGTCATTGATCTCGATACTCCCCAGTCAGACGGTGGGCGCGGAGATCCGCCGCGAACTGCATTTACGAAAGTTAATGAGAACGACGAGGAACTGTTCCAGCGAGTTGGCGACGCGGAGGAGCAACTCGCCGATGCAAGCGAGAAGGCAAATGCTGCGTTCCCTAAGACAGGCGGTGATATCAATGGCCCGACAGTCGTTTATGGCACCCTGAGCTGCACAGGCACCATGCAGAGCCTCGCTTACAGGTGTCGCGCGGGCAGCTCGGGATATCCTGGCGGGAATGTGTTCAACATGATGTGGGGTGCTGGCGCAATGGCGCTCTGGGTGGACACTACCAACCTAGGCAATATTGCAATCAATCCCTCTGACTACCGCATTAAAAAAGATGTCGAGTACGTCACCACCGGTGACATAGAAAAGGTCATGGCTGGGCAGCCGTGCACATGGCGGTATCAGGACGGTCTTATATGGGACGATGGCGGCAAGCTTCATCGCAGTTTCATTGCGCACGAACTGCAGGCTGTGGATGAGACGCTCGCCCAGGGGACGAAAGACGCGGTTGCTCCCGATGGAGGGATCATTCCGCAGGGCCTTGAAATGCTGGCTATTGCCTCCGTCCTGTGGGGCGCACTTAAAGAGGAGATAACACTCCGTCAGCAGCTTGAGCTGCGCGTTCTTGTGCTTGAGGATCGCGCGTGACACTGCTGGCCGACATCCAGACCCTAGAGCCAGGCGCTCGAGTGACGGTGTTCGAACTGGATGCGACCTCGCTGGGTGCCGACTCGCTGCTGTTCCATCCGCACCTGCAGACCAACCCAATCGTTTGGCAGGGCCAGGTCTATGACCCCTGGCCGGTCGAGGCCACCGGCTTCGAGCGCACCAGCGATCAGCCACCGAACCCGCGCCTGCGCGTCGGCAACATCGACGGCACCATCACCGCGCTGTGCCTGCTGTTCGATGACCTGGTCGGCGCGCGCCTCATCCGCCGGCAGACGCTGGCCAAATATCTCGATCCCGTCAACTTCGCAGGCGGTAACCCGACTGCCGATCCGGAAGAGCATTTCCCCGACGAGATCTGGTTCATCGAGCGCAAGGTCAGCGAAGACCACACCCAGGTGGAGTTCGAGCTGGCGACGGCTGCTGACCTCAACGGTGAGCAGCTGCCAGGCCGCCAGATCATCGCCAACACCTGCAGCTGGATCATCCGGGGCGGCTACCGCGGCCCGTATTGCGGGTACAACGGCCCACCGGTGGCGGACATCAACGACAACCCGGTGAGCGACCCGGCGCTTGATGTCTGCGGCGGCAAGGTGCGCAGCTGCAAATTGCGCTTCGGTGCGAACAACCCTCTGCCTTACGGCGGTTTCCCCGCCGCCGGCCTGCTGCGCACGTAGCGCGCGGCCAACCATCCATCACTCCAAGGCCTGCCAGGTGCAGGCCTTTTTTATGGGCGACCACATGGAACACGCAACTCTCCTGGCCATCCAGGCACACGCTGCGGCCGAGTACCCGCGTGAGTGCTGCGGCCTGATCGTGCTCTCGAAAACCGGCGAGCAGTACCGGCAGTGTCGCAACTTGGCCGCTACGCCCAGCGAGCACTTCATCCTGCCGGCTGAGGATTACGCCGCCGCAGAGGATGCCGGCCAGATCGTGGCGCTCGTGCACAGCCATCCGAATGCATCGGCGCACGCATCGGATGCGGACCGGGCAATGTGCGAAGCCAGCGGCTTGACCTGGCACATCATCAGCGTTGGCCAGGTTGACGGTGCGCCGGAGTGCGGCGAGGTGCAGACCATCCAGCCGAGCGGCTACGTGGCGCCGTTGGTGGGTCGACAGTTCGCCCACGGCGTACTCGACTGCTACACGCTGGTGCGCGACTTCTATGCCCGCGAGATGGGCATTGAGCTGTCGCAGTACGAACGCGCCGACGACTGGTGGAACAAAGGCGGCGATCTCTACGCACTCGAGCGGCTGCAGGCCGAGGGATTCGCGGAGATTCAGGACGAGCCGCAGCGCGGTGACTTGATCGTGATGCAGATACGCGCGCCGGTGCCGAACCATGCCGGCGTGTACCTGGGCGAGGGACAGATGCTGCATCACCTCGCAGACCGGCTGTCGGCTCGCGTGCCCTACGGCGGCTACTGGGCTGATCGCACAGTGCGTGTGGTGCGCCACAAGCTTGCCACCGGCGGTGCTGCATGAGCATGCATGCAGTACCCAAAGTGCGCTTGGTGAGGCTGTACGGCGTGCTGCGCGCCAAGTTCGGCAAGGAGTTCCGCTTGGCCGTGGCGTCGCCGGCCGAGGCCATCCGCGCGCTGTCGGTGCAGCTTCCAGGCTTCCAAGCCTTCCTCATGGGCGCCAAGGACCGAGGCCTCACCTTTGCCGTGTTCAACGGCCGGCGCAATCTGTCCGAAGACCAGCTGCACGATCCTCCAGGCGATGATGCCATCCGCATCGCACCTGTGCTGCAGGGTTCGAAGCGCGGCGGGGTGCTCCAAACCATCATCGGGGCGGTGTTGATTGTCGCAGGTGCTTTTCTGATGTGGACGCCGTTCGGTGTCCCACTGGTGAGTGCAGGCGTATCGATGGTGATCGGCGGCGTGGTGCAAATGCTGTCGCCGACGCAGAAAGGATTGGGCACCCAGGACAGTCCGGAAAACCGGCCGAGCTACGCGTTCAACGGGCCGGTGAACACCCAGGCGCAGGGCAACCCCGTACCCGTGGCCTACGGCGACACCTGGACCGGCTCGGCCGTGATCAGCGGCGGCATCTTCGCCGAGGATCAGCAGTGAGCGGCGACGCGCAGGAGCGCGCGCTGGCGTTGCACGGTGCCAAGAAGGGGGCCAGCTCCGCCCGCACGCCGGTGGAGACGCCAGACAGCCTGCAATCGATCGCCTTCGCCAAGATCATCGACCTCATCAGCGAAGGCGAGATCGCAGGGCTCAAGGATGGCCTGCGCTCGGTCTACCTTGACGGCACCCCACTGCAGGGTGCCGACGGCAGTTTCAATTTCCAGAATGTCCGCTTTGAGACGCGAGCCGGCACCCAAGACCAAGAACACCTGGCCGGGTTCCCAAGCGTGGAAAACGAAAACTCGGTAAACGTCGAACTGCGCAGCGACCAGTCTGTCGTGCGCAGCTTTACCAATTCCGACCTATCCGCGATCCGCGTGCGCATCGCGGTGCAGGCGCTGCAAAAGACCAACACCACGAACGCAGATATCGAGGGATACAGCATCGCTTACGCGATCGACGTGGCCACGGACGGCGGCGCGTTCAATACGGTGATCTCGAACGCCTTCACCGGCAAGACCACGACGCTGTACGAGCGCAGCCACCGCGTCGACCTGCCCGAGGGCAGCCAGTGGCAGATTCGCGTGCGCCGGCTCACGCCCAACGCCAACAGCGCGACCATCGCAGACACCACGCTTGCGCAGTCGATGACCGAGATCATCGACGCCAAGCTGCGCTACCCCAATTGCGCTCTCGCTGCGTTGGAAGTGGACGCAAGCCAGTTCCAGGCCATCCCGACGCGGGCCTATCGCGTCCTGGGCCGTATCGTGTCCGTGCCGAGCAATTACGACCCGCAAGCGCGCACGTACTCCGGTATCTGGGACGGCACCATGAAGCCGGCTTGGACCAACAATCCGGCTTGGGTGTTCTACGACCTGGTGACGAACGACCGGTTCGGCCTGGGCCACCGCATCCCGGCCGCCTGGGTCGATCGCTGGCGCCTGTACCAGATCGCGCAGTACTGCGACCAGATGGTGAGCGATGGGCAGGGTGGGCAGGAGCCGCGGTTCACCTGCAACGTGTATTTGCAGACCAGGCAGGACGCCTACAAGATGCTGCAGGACATGGCGGCGGTGTTCCGCGGCATTACCTACTACGCCGCTGGGCAGGTCTTGGCATCGGCTGACATGCCGCAGGACCCGGTGTATCCCTTCAACCAGACGAACGTCATCGACGGCCGGTTTACCTATTCCGGCTCCGCACGGAAGGTGCGCCACACGGTCGCTTTGGTCTCTTGGAATGATCCCGACGACTTCGGCCGCGCCAAGGTCGAGACGGTGGAGTACCGCCCGGGCATTGCGCGCTACGGCATCCAGCAAGTGGAAGTCGCAGCGATGGGCTGCACGTCGCGCGCCCAAGCGCAGCGCATTGGCCTGCATATCCTCTACACCGAGAACCTCGAGACGGAGACGGTCACGTTCGGTGTCGGTCTCGAGGGAGCGGTGCCGCAACCTGGCGACATCATCGAAGTGGCAGACCCGAACCGGGCCGGCCGCCGCAACGGTGGGCGCATCAAGGCAGCGGGGTTGCAGTCGGTCGACCTGGACGTGGTGCCGCCAGGATTGAGCGCCGGCGATACCATCCGCGTCCTTGGCAGCAATGGCCGCAGCCAGGGCCGCACCATCAGCGGGATCGTCGGCTCGACCGTGAACGTGACCGCGCCGTGGGACAGCGTGCCGGTGGCGACCTCGGTCTGGGCGGTCTCCACCGCCGAACTGGCGCTGCAGACCTTTCGGGTGCTTGCCGTGGCAGATGGCGATGGCGCTGAGGGCGCCATCACCTACCAGATCACCGCACTCGAACATGTGCCACAGAAGTTCGCCGCGATCGACGACGGCGCGCGCATCGAACTGCCGCCGATCAGCATCATCCCGCCCAGCGTGCAGCCGCCGCCGACGAATGTACGGCTGTCCTCGCATAGCTTCGTGGAGCAGGGCATCGCGCAGCACGTGCTGACCATCGCGTGGGATCCGGCCGATAAGGCCATCGCCTACGACGTCGAGTGGCGCCGCGACGATATGGCATGGGTGAAGGCTGGCCGGGCCGCCACCACCAACCTGGAAGTGCGCGGCATCTACGCCGGGCAATATCTGGCGCGCGTGCGCGCGGTGAACGCGCTCAACGCGGTGTCGATGCCCGCGCTGTCAGCGCTGACCGAGATCACCGGCAAGATCGAACCGCCGCCGTCGTTGGCCAGCCTCACCGCAGCCGGCATCATCTTCGGCATCGACCTAGCGTGGTCGTTCCCGCAGGGCGCTACCGACACGGAGCGCACCGAGATCTGGTACAGCCCGGCCAACAGCCTGGAGGGTGCAATCAAGCTGGGTGACTTTGCTTACCCGCAAGCGCGGCACTCGATGCTCGGCCTGGCCGCAGGCGCGCGGTTCTTCTTTTGGGGGCGTTTGGTCGACCGCAGCGGCAATATCGGCCCGTGGTATCCGCTCACCAATGGCGTGATGGGTGAGAGCAGTACCGATGCCACCGCGATTTTGGAGTACTTGGCCGGCAAGATCAGTGTCACCGAGCTCGCGCAAGAGCTGCGCACATCGATCGAATCCATCTCTGACCTCGTTCCCTTGGTCTGGGATCCTGAGGCCACCTACGTAAACGGGCAGAGCGTTGTCTATGCCGGGGTAATCTGGAGTTGGACAGGGGAAGAGTCCGGCAACGAAGAGCCCCCAGGGACGCAATGGAAGAACGTTGGCACGGCGATCGAGGAGGCCGGTGCAATCGTGGGTCGTGTGCAAGATCTGGAGCTCAGGATCGACGACCCTGAAACCGGCCTGGCGGCAGTTGGCTCCCAGACACGAGGGCTGGTGGCACGCTTCAGCTCTTGGTTCGCAGGCGATACAGCGGGCGGCGTTGGCAATATGCCTGGATACGCCGGAACGATCAGCGTCGAGTCGGTTATTGCCAGTGGCGACTATGTCCAGGCAAAGCGCATCGATACCGTGCAGGCGTCGCTCGGCGAAACGAATGCCAGCGTGCAGCAGGTCTCTCAGACGGTTGTCTCGTTGAATGGCAAGGTGTCCGCCACCTACAGCGTGCGAGCGCAGATCACCAGCGCTGGTCAGATCTACATGGCCGGCATGGGCGTCGGGGTCGAGCAGCAGGCAGACGGCAGTTACCAAAGCCAGATACTGATGCAGGCCGACAGGTTTGCAGTGATCAACGTGGCCAACAACGCGGTGACTTCGCCGTTTGTCATTCAGGGCGGACAGGTCTTCATCAACCAGGCGCTGATCGGCAATGCCTGGATCACCAACGCCATGATCGGGGACACCATCCAGTCGAACGGTGTCGGCGCGAATGGCCAGCCTCGCTGGAAGCTGGATAAAAACGGCACGCTCTCGATGAACGGCGCGAACAATGGCGGTTTCATGACGCTCAACGAGCAGGCGCTGCGCTTCTGGAACGCAGCCGGCACCGTCGCGCTGTTCGAAGCCGGCGAGCTGCTCTGATGGCACGTGGCATCCGTCAACGAGATCCGGACGGCAACATCCTGATCGACATCTCCACGCGCATCACCAGCAAATTCGGCGCGGTCAGCATCGCGGCAGGCTCCAGTGGCTCGATCGCCGTCCCGGCTCTCGGCACCAACGAGATTTATTTCTGGTTCTCTGCCAGCAGCAGTGCCCAGTTTGCCCAAGCGCCGCTGTTCACCGTGGACGAGCAGGCCGGGACGATCAGCTGGAATTACGGTGGGGGCAGCAACATGGGCACGCAGATCGGTGGTGTGCTCACATACGGGAGGTACTGAATGGCTCTTGGCGTGAGAATCCGCCCCGAGGGCGGGAACATCATCCAGATCGACACGCGTTACGAAAATCTCGCGTTGAAGCAGAAGGGAACCGTGACCGCTGTCGGTGCCAGTTCGGGTGGTGCGGCCCAGGGCATTGGCTTCGCCACCGTCACAGTTGGCGGTGGCAACTCTCCGCTCATCGCCGTCACCTGCGCCTCGTTTGTTGGCCTTCGCAATCGATCCCAGAACGGGAGCACCTTCACCTTCGAGCTTGTGTGCGAGACGGCCAACACCGCTATCCAGTACTACGTCTTTGACACCACCGACGTGGCGCAAATGGCGTTTGTCACAAGCAAGGGGGTGCGGTTCCGCGACCCGGCCACCGGCCGCATCGCTTTCGATTCGCGTTACAAGTACATGCGGGTGATCGGCCGCATGCGTGCCACCGCAGGTACTGCGCAAACTGACTTTCCGACCCAGGCTGACGGGGTAGCGATCGCGCTCGGGCACACCGGTGCGTCATACACCATCGTAAGCGGCGTGATCGGCGGCGGCCCTCGGTGGGCGATGGACCGCCTTGCCTATGTTGCAGGAGTTCGATACACGCCGGGCACAGCATCAGCAAAGGGCATCAACACGTACTACGACCACGCCGAGGGCAACCAGGGCAGCCCACCGGCACCTCCCGGAACGTTCGGGACCATGCAGGTGGATTGCCTGCTGCTCAACGTCCGCAATTACTGAGCAGGCTCAACGCGGCGCACCCCGGTGCGGTCCTGGAATTTGATGCTCCAGGGAGTGATGAGATAGCCGGGCCGGCGGTAGTAAATGGCCGGGATATGATCCTCGCGCGCGTCCCTGGCGATACCGTTTACGAGCAGATAGGGCGATGTGGTCTTCGGCACGTCGCACCATTCCTGCCGCCCGTCGGTCTTCAGCGTCAGACTGTACGGGCCGGCACCCTGGATCTCGCCACACACTATGGATCGGGTGCTCACCGACGCGGCGCGCGCGCGCGGTGCAATCCGAGCCACGAAGGCGTCAAGGCTCTCACCCGCAGCGGACGTTTCGCGGTGCAGCTCCGTTGCATGGCCGGTTTTCAACGGCGGAGGGTCTGCAGCGAAGGCGGGGAGGCTGGCGCCAAGGAGCGCCAGGGAGGCGGCGGTGGCCAGTAGTGGATGCATTACGTTCTCCTGTCGGCTACACCGGTCATCGCCGGCGGCGCGAGATCGTCTCGGCGCGCAGCCAAGATGCTTTGCGCGTGCTCAAGAAAAAACGTTCACTTGCATGCGCGGCGCACATCACCGGTGAGGAAAAATCCGACCCCGCATTGCGGTCCCGCCCGATATGTGCATACCCATGCCGGTGGCAATCTACACATGCCGGACGCGGGGCCACAGGCCGCTCACCCGCGTGGCGCCTGAGCAGCGCCACGCCGGCACCTATCCCCACGTGATCGTGGTCGAGCCGATGGATTCCATCGCGTCCATTTCGGCGTCAGTTGGTCCCCATCCGGCCACGTCCAGTGGGGCCGCCGCAGTGATCGCCCGTGGCACCGACTTCCATGCACTGCGCTCGCCCCCGCCTGTCTTCCTTGGCGGCTTCCTCGCGCCGGGCAGGCCTGTTCGCGCGGAGATCCATCGCTCCGCGAACCTGATTGCTTGCCGGAGGCTGCCGGTCTGTGGCGCAGATATCTGGGTGCCTCGCCAGGAGAGCCAGATTGTCCCACCGGAGATGTGTGCGACGGTTCCGTGGTTGAAATGCATGAGCGCGCTATCTGCGGTCACGGAGACCCAGCGGCAGGCAGGATGGAGAGGTGTCGGCATACGGTCAGCATGTCGCCGGCCGGTTTCATAATGTGAGAACGGAACAGGCGCCGATCGTTCAGTTTGTGCGGCCGAGCAGGTAGTTGGCCCAAGCCTGCATCAGTAGCCGCCTCTTCTCGATCAGCGCACCGCGCCGATAAGCGGCCTCTGCCTTGTTGCGGATCGCATGCGCCAGCGCCATCTCCACTACCTCGCCGGGCGTGTCCTGCGTCTCGGCGGCCCAATCGCGGAAGCACGACCGGAACCCATGCACCGTGAAGGGTAGGCCAAAGCCCTTGGGCGCCGGCTTCTGGACCAGATACAGCATGGTGTTCTCGGACATCGCGAACGGAGGTAGCTTGCGATCCAGGCCACGCAGGATGGTCAGTGCGGCCGTCGACAGTGGCACGAAGTGATCCCGGCCGCCCTTCATGCGCTCGGCCGGGATAGACCAGATGCCGGCGGCCAAGTCGAACTCGTCCCAGCTGGATCCGGTCACCTCTTCCGTTCGCGCCGCGGTGAGGATGGTGAACTGAAGCGCGCGCCGGCTACGGGCGTCGCGCTCGCGCAGTCGGGCCATGAAGGCCGGCGCATCACCGTAGGGCATCGCCGCGTGGTGCTGGGGCTTGCGCACCTTGCTCGGCCTGGGCAGCAGATTGTCCAGGTGGCCGCGCCAGCGCGCCGGGTTGTCGCCCTGGCGGTGGCCATGCACCTTCGCCCAGTCGAGCACGCGCTCGATGCGCGCGCGCAGGCGCGACGCGGTCTCTGTCTTGGTGGTCCAGATCTGTCGCAGGCAGGCCATCACGTGCGCCGTGTCGATATCCGCCACTGGCATGTCCCGCGCCGGCCCGTGGTCCCGCAGCGACTGCGTCCATTGCTCCGCCTGGGCGTCGTTCTTCCAACCGGCCTTCTGGCTTTCGATGAGCGCATCGGCGCACTCGCCAAACGTCAGGCCGACCGACCTGGCCTGCACGCGCGCGGTGATGGGGTCACGGCCTTCCAGCAGCATGCGCCGGTGCTCGACGACAGCGCGCCGAGCCTCCTGCAGGCTGACCAGCGTGGTCGAGCCCAGTCCCATCTCTCGCCGGCGGCCGCGCAATTGGAATCTGAAGACCCAGGACTTGGACCCAGTTGGTCCCACGAGCAGATATAGACCGCCGCCGTCAGCGTGGTAGCCTTGCGCTGTGATGGTTTGGGCCGCCCTGGCGCTCAATCGATTGGTGGGCCTAGCCATGCTGCCCCATGCTTTGCCCCATGTTTATGCCTGCGATTGGGTGAGGCAGCATGATCCCGTCAGGGAGTCGCAGGGCTTGCGATTCAGGCATCTTGAGACCGCGTGAGACTGGATGAGGGGTGAATATCGGCCTCTCGCTCCGCCAGTGTT